ATGATAAAATCTTGCTGTGACATAGCCTTTTGTTCCTTTATTTCTCTATTTTTGACGACTTAAAGTTATAAAGGAGCGGCTATGTCATTTCAACTCACCCTAAAAGTCGAGCATCGCGTAAGGAAAGTATTTTTCTACACGACTTTTTTGAGCAATCACGCCGCAACATTCGTTGGGATATTCGGCTTTTGCATGGGCAAATATTGCCTGTAGTGTATTGTCACGCATCGTCACCGCCTGATTAATGCAGCACCGGGAAAGCCGCCAAATGGTAAAGATTCATCTTCACCGAATCGTAATTTACACGCCCTGAGTAAGCCGGAACACTTGTCTTTACTGGGATCATCAACCGGATTATCGTTTTCATCAAAGTAACGGTTTCCGGCATAATCACAGCCCTTCCCTGTGCGATACCAGCCCCGCGAGCACCATGTGCACAAGCTATGGATTTGTCGCGTGGGTATTCTGAGTCCTTCTAAATCAGCAGGGCTGGCTAGCTCGAATGTGACCGACACGTCTGTTTCTGACTCTTTTCGATCAACATAGAAAACCTGTTTCCGCTCCTGTTCGGGGTTGGCGGTCGGGTTCCCCTCTGGGAAATTGCGGGCATCCAAATAATGCACAAAGGTATCGTGGATCGTTACCTTAGCCTGTACCATGTCATCAAATTGCAAACAAAGTGCTGTCACGACCCCACTGAGGTTAGCGATAGTTAATTTCGGATGGGCTGACTGTCCGTCGCTGGACATCTCCAGCCCCTCTATTTTAACAGGCCACGCACCATACTCTTCTCCCTGCCACCAGATGGATTTTGGTTTGGATTTATCAGGATGATCCTTTGCTGTCTCAATCTCAGCGGAGGTAAGAGGGATGCCGTAAGCATGGAAGCGCAGATGTTCTGCGCCGAACGCGGTTCCATCCACTTCATATAGCCGGATAGTATTACCCGGCTCCAGTTTTTGGATATCTGTGCTAAACATGATTCCTCCTAGGGATGATGCGCCTGAATAAATTCCGCCGATAATGAATATTTGTTACCGCCCAATGCACTAGTCTTGTAGCCTTCACAGCGATACAACCCTTTGTCAGAGAGGGGGGGTGTCCAGATAAACGACTGGTGACCCTGATGACGATCTAAAAACTCCAGAATCGCACGGACATAAGATTCCTTACCGATAAAATCCACTGTCCATTTTTGACTGCGGGGATGGATACCATCCCCTGATACCTGCGTGTAGCCATCCCCGAACTGAGCCTTTCGGATAGCAAAATTCACCGTTGAAGAGGCGCTCGTTCGGGGACTCCAATGAAAGATTTCCATTATCGCCCCCTGACTGCTCTAAAAATCGCCCCGCCCGGACGCAGATCTTTATCCCGTTCAGCTTGATAGACCTGAGTGAATGCCCGCGCCAGACTTTCACCAAATGCCGCATCGGCACCATTGGCAATCTGGCTTCTACCGCCTGAATCTGTGATATAGACCTGAATATTCGGTGCACCGCCCATATTTCCGGTAGGGAAGATAGCCCGAACACCGAGTGAGCCATCTGCACTACGCTTAAGCGGCATGATAGCTTCGGGACCCGCTTCCCCCATCAACCCTGCCCCTTTCGCAAAAGCAAAATAAGTTGGCGTACTGACAACCTGATTGCTATACGCGCTCAGACTAGGTGAAGTGTATACATTCCCTTTGGCATTCTTCGGGATAAAATCACGCCAACTGGTGGACATTCCCAATGCCCCTGTATTAGTCACTGCTCCTATTACAGAACCTCCCACACCTGCCATTGTGCCCCCCATCCCCATCATCCCTTTTAATACGCTATTGGTTAATATGGCCTGCGCCGCCATGTCAATCAGGTTTTGGATAATACTTTGCGTCAGAGAGGAAAATAGGCCTATCATTCCGTCCTTAAATGATTGTGTACCTGTTAACATGCCCGTCATCATGTTGCTCATACGCTCTTTGGTGGCATTAAACAAATCCATTGCCATTTTCTGCATCCGTCCCTGAGCAGAATACAATTGCATGGCGGCCTCATAGCGACGCTGATTGGTTTCATTATCAGCGGCTATCAACAGCTCATTTTTGCGCTGTTCGGTGATAAATTCCTCGGTCGCGTAGGTCTGAATCAATGCCTTGCGTTTTGCTAGCTGGTTTTGCAGGTCTTGCAGAGGATCAACGTTACCCACCAATTCCGCCACAGGCGAAACGGCATAACGCTGCCGGGCTTCCGCGACGCTGCCTAGGTATTTCGCCGCAATCTCCTGTTTACGGCGCTCAACCTCTTCGGCGCTTTGAATAGCCATGTCCGCCATCTGGCGCTGCAACTGTTTTTCGGCTTCTAAACGGGCATGTGCGGCCTTGCGGTACGGGTCGGACTCGATGGCGTCATGCAGATCTTGGGTGCGCTGTTTAGCCAGAATGCTAGCTTTGCTAAGCTGGAGCAGTTCTTCACGTTGCTGCCCTGTGTATTTGGCGCCGATTTCCATCGAGGCGGCAAAGAGTGACGCGGCAACCTCCCCCTCCTTCATCCGCACCTGTTCGACTTGGATTTCACGGTTCAGGTCAGCCACTTTATTACGGTAGCTTTCCTGCGCACTGGCGGCTTCGCGGGCGGCTTTTGCGGCATCACTCGCGGCTTTTGACGCCGCCGCCTGCGCTGCTTTAGCCTTTTCGCCATTTTGATATGCGTCTATCGTATTATTGATGTATTTTTGATAATTATCATGATGCTGTGGCGTATTTAACCGCTGATCTTCGGCGGCAAATTCCGCCTGCCGTCTGACTTTTGCCTCACCCTGCAATTTTGAAAGCTCAAGGTCACGCTCAGATTTCTTAAGAAAATCTGCTTGTTTGTCGTCCAGAGGTGCCTGAGGAATTTGGAGTGGGATAGCAACATTTGTTATCTCACGCTCTGAAAGTAGTCGATTACCCTCCTTCATCAGGCGGTTAAATTCGCTATGAGCAGCATTCATCATCAGCAAAGACTGGTGGGCTGCGGCCTCCTCTGCTACTTTTTGCTTGAGTGAATCAATACGCCTGAGAACGATTGTATTCAAAGTCTCCTGAATAGTGGCGAGGTGATTTTGTTGTTGCCCTAACCTTTCTTCCTCTGCCATAAGTTGCAACTGCGCACCATGAAGCTTTTGAGTTGCCTCTGTTTGAGACATGAGGTGATTCAACATATAATCACCCATCATAATCCCTGGCTTAGATAGTATTTGTCTCAATCCAGCAATCTGACTTTTCAAAGAGCGCACTTTTTCTTCTTGTTCAGATACCTGTCTTTTTTGTTCTTTCAATGCCCCCTCAGTTTTTATTTGGTTGTCACTGAGTTCTGATGCAGACATTTTGGGGATTTTTTCCGGGATTTCTCTGATAGTGTTCGCGTACTCACGCGCTGACAGCCTCGCTTGCTCTTGATTCTGGTACATTGCGTACCACGCGCCCGCACCCAGCATCACTAAACCAGGTATACCGCCAACAAGCCCCAAAAGCCCTCCTGTCATTCTGGAACCCATCGACGTGACTCTATTCAATCGATTTTGTGCCGCTGTTCGGGCATCAATATTGCGCTTAAGGCTGGCCTGTATCTGTGTTAGCCGGATTTCAGCCAGCGCCTGTGTGCCGGCATTCTTTGCGGCCACCAGTGCCTGTTGTGCCCGATAGAGCGCTGCCCGTGCTCTGGCGGTTGAGATCTGAGCGCCCTTGACCTGAGCGTCCGCCAAACTCACCTCAGCACGGTAGGTTTTCCAAATGTTACCTGTGGCTGTTGCCGCGCCGGAAGTCATGCTGCCGAAGAAACGTGCCGCTCCGACCGCTACCAGTATCCCGCCCGCTGCGGCAACAGTATCAATATTTTTCGCCACCCCATCCAGCGCCCCAGATAAGGTTGCCGTGACTGCGCTTGTCTGATTGACTTCCCCCACCCACTGCTGAAACGCATTCGTGACGCGGGTTGAAGCTGCACTCACGCTGTTCGGCATCGAATCGAATTCTTGGTGCAGGGTCTGCAATTGCCCGATCAGGGCGGGGACAATTTTGGGTGTCGTCAGCTCGCCCGCATCTGCCAGTTGTTTCAGGTCTTTTTGGGCGACCCCCAGCCCATCGGACAGGGCTTTCATGATCCGCTGGCCGGACTGCGCCACGGAGTTAAAATCCTGCCCCCGAAGTACGCCGCGCCCCAGCGCCTGTGATAACTGGACAATCAGGGATGAAGTTTCCTCCGCAGACGCGCCGGACACTTGCAAGCCAGTTGCCAGTGCATCCGTCAGGGACAAGATATCTTTGGTCGAATAACCGTATTCACGCAGGGAACTGGACACACGGGAAAACAGGCCAGCATTGGATTCAAAGGTTGAGCCGGTATACTGGCTAATCCGCATTAATTCACGCTGCGCATGGGTAAAATCCTCTACGGAGGTTGTCGCCAGCTTGATACGCGCATTCAGGGAATTGTAATTGTCTGCCATGCTGATAAGTCGTCCAGTGGCAAACATCCCGGCAAAGGCACCTGCCATGCCGGTTGCGGCATTTCTGGCTGAAAGTAATTGGTTATTCAGCTCCCGTAGTGCCTGCTGGCTGTCACGGGTGGCGGCAGCCGCCTGACGACCGCCCTTCTCCATTGCCCGGTAGTAATCCGCCCCCATCCGTGAGGCGCGGGCAATCTCAGCCTGAAATGATGCCGAATTGGCTGAAATTTTAATAATCAGTTCACGCAGTTTAGCCATAGAAAATCACTCAAGACAGGTTAGATAAAAAGTCTTCCAGACCGGAGGAGCGGTCAGGTTCAGCTTCCGGCTCCCCCCATTGCAACAGAGCATCACGCAAGGCCACTTTGCCCCCTTGTGACTGGTACACCGCGGCGGTAATTTGAGCGGCCTGAATATCACCCCGCTCATCCCCTAACGGACTCAGCCGGTCATATTCCAGCCAGCACAACAACTCACTGGCGCTCATCTCCCGTTGTAACTCATGCAGGGTTTTACCGAGCCGCAACGCCAGTGTCATCATGAAGAACGTGGCGCGGTTTTTGACTTTTTTTCTGCCTCCGCCTGTGAGACCATGAGTTCCAGTGCCTGCTGTAACAGACGGGTATGGACGGGACCATAAATACCCGCTACGATCTCGATATCCTCGTGCGTAAAGACGGCTTCACCCTCTTCATCCCGCAGTACGTCAATAAACATCACGACATCCCCGCGAATATTACGGTGGGTTCTTTCCGCCGCCGAGAGAGCTTGCTCCTCTTCCTCCTTCGGGGTAATAATGGACTGCCAGAGTTCCCACGCCCCCGCCGACGGTTCACGCAGTGTGACAGTCACATCGCCCCATTCCGGTACGGTGACGGTCTTACTGCGAAAACCCGCATTCGGGGCTAAAGCCAGCGCACGCAGGTCGGTTTTTTTCAGTCTTGCCATGATCTTATCCTTGTGGGGTGTTTTTGGTTAATGATGTGGGTTTCAGGGGAACCGGCTTGCCTTTTAGTCGCAAGGTAAACGACGCGGTCACTACGCCACTGGTGGCGACACTCCATGAGTTTTGCCGTACCTCGGCCAGAAAGGCATAACCATTACCGGTGGGGAACTCGACCTTAAACGCATGGAGTTCATCGGTATCGTAGGCGTGACGCAACGTATTCTGTCCTGCCTCATCGGCTGACCAGTTACCGGACAGGGTAATTTCCCCCGGTGCGGCGAGACCGTTAGTCATTTCCTGCTCAGTGGAGCACAGGGTGGTGACCTCAATGTCACTCTTCTGTCCGCCGGTATAACTAATCTCCTTGGTGGTGCAGTCAATCGCCTGCCAGACAGCATTAGCCGGGTTAGCCTCAGTGGCAGGATTGGCCGAAATACTCACTTTCGTGCCCTGTGATTTTTCATACTTACTTGACATGGGATCCTCCAGAAATAAAAAAACCGTCCGCAGACGGTCGGGGAAAAGGGTTGATTACTGCCAGAGCTGGCATTCCAGCGTGGCGCGGTACAATGCCGTATCGGGTTCGTAGCTGTGGGTTTCACTCAATTGTGTGGGATAGAGTCCGGCAATAGCTGACCTCGCTTTGCTTCGTATCTCCCGCGCCTCATCAATGTTGTTAGCATAAACATCAATTTGCAAGGTAGTGAGGCGTTCCGCTTGCCCGTTCAGGACATCCTGATCGAGACTGTAGAGTGAAAATACACACCACGGCGGCTTGACGGGCGGTTCGGATTGTGGCGCAACATAAGGAAAGACTTTCTCCGGCAATATCGGCATCAATAGTGGGAAAATGTCAGCTTCTTTCATTTTGACAGCGCCTCATCAATCGCCTGATTCAACCGTTTCATTGCAAATTCGGCCGCTTCATCGGATTTCGCATCAAACGCCGGACGGATAAACGGCTGCGCAGCCATCTTTGACGTCCCGTTTTCCAGAAAGCGCCAGTAATAGGCATTGCGAGGATCATCCTTTTTCATTGTGGTGTCGCTGTTGGTGCCTTTAGCGTTTGAGCCTCTGACATACACCCCCGCGGACGCTTCGCCGTTTTGTGTTCGCCGATTGGAGGCTACAATGTTGCGGCTCAGCTTGCCTGTGCGTTTCGGTGCTTTGACTCGCACCTCATCGCGCAGTAGTGACGCTGCGGCATACATGGCTTTTCTCAGTGTCTGGTTATTTTCCGCCCTGCTGAGTGCCTCCAAATCCCGGGCGATATCCTGCAAGCTGGAAAAATCCAGACTTGTATCAATCATGCCTTCACCCCCTGCTTGCATAGCAGTTCAAGCTGGGTGCGTTTCGGGTCAGGAATAACCGCCTGAATATCATAGATCTGCCCCCTGAACACCATACGAAATGCACTGGTGACGTCCGAGCGGTAACGCAGCCAGACACGTACCGTGGTTTCGGGCAATTCCGCCCCCGAGGCGAGCAATTCCCGCCCGCTGATGTGTTTGACCTCCGCCCAGACCGTGGCGACATCCTGCCATTCCTGCATGCGTTGGCCTGACGGTAATTTGATCTGGGTGAAGTTTTGTAACAGGATACGGTGGCGTAATCTGCCTGCCTGCATCATTTCCCCCTCATCGGCCTGATACGATAATCATTAAGCAGCTCTTTAAATCCACTCGCTAATACGTTGGGTTCACGATGTTCGTACCAAAACCCCACGGCTAACATTAGCGCCAGTTTAATGAGTGGTGTGATTAACATACCGTCGGGATCGGTGTCCGGTACGGCATCCTCATACAGTCGACGGTTCAGATAGTTTTCTGCCTTCTCTCTGGCTACCGTGAGATACGTCAACAGCAATTCATCATCTTGTGTTTCATCCACTTTGCACTGCAACCGCAGCTCTTCAATCGTGGGTAATGCCATAGTTCCCCCTATAACAGGGCGGCACGAAGCCGCCCGAAGATGAGACTTACTTACCACCCGCGGCTTTCAGCAGCTTCACCGCGTTACTGTCCACTAACATTGAACCCACGCGCTTAGTGGTGTAGAAATGCACGAATGGTTTGTGTGTGTACGGGTCACGCAACATGCGAACACCAATGCGGTCGAGAATGGTGTAACAACGCTTGAAGTTACCAAATGCAATTGGGGTTGATTCAGCAACGACATCAGAAAACTGTTCATTTTCAGCAATGCCATAGCCTAACAACGCGGAAGGTTGGCCTAATTGCAAGCCCGGTTGCCATAAGTAGTTGCCTTGGGCATCTTTCAGCGTACGAACCTGAAACAAGGTATTGTTGTTCATCATGAACTTAGAGCCTGAGCGATACACCTTACGCATGGTGTAAATCAGTTTCATAATTTCATCTGCTGTGACTTCTGTCGGCTTTTTCAGTAACAAGTGCTGCAATTTACCCCAGTCACGATCTTTGTCTGCTTTGTCATCACTGCCATACGCTAATAGGCCTTTTGGCTTTTTAACACCATTGCCGTTAGTGAACGCAGCTTCTTCTTGCTCAGCAAATTCAATAGTCAGTTCACCCGTGATAAATTGCTCAACATTAAAGAAAGCATCATCAAGCATGGTTTGCGTTGCTGCTGGGTTGCCGTAAATTTCACCCCAGGTTGGCTCAATAGAGGTTAATTTTGAGGTGCTGGTTTCAGGGCGTTCATCCACTTCACCAACCCAGCCGCTGTTAGTTCCGCCTTGATTAACCAAACGTTTAAAGTTAGGTGAACCCACGGTGACAACATTACACTCCTGACGCATAACCACTTCATCACGCAGTGCCGTAATGATATTGCGATCCAGCTCTTCCGGCACAGCATAGCCGCCATCGGGATCGGTCGTGGTCTGCATCGCCTTTTGTTCCAGTTCGGCCAGCCCGTCTTCCTTACCTTTGCGGATAAATTGGCCAAAGGCGGCTTTGTGCTCATTCACCGCTTTGCTGTTGGTGCCGCCCGCCGGGCGTTTCAGTCCAGCCAGCTCTTCTTCCAGCTCAGTTTTCAGGGTATCCAGCTCAGACAACCTGCCGTTCAGGGTATCGACCTGACCGGCCAGTTTGCCTTTTTCAGCCTCGATCGCCTCAAAGCGTTTATCATTCTTCTCTTTGAACTCGTCAAAGCGCCCCTTGATTTCCTGCGCGACCTGT